TCTACCATTTTAGTCTCCCTTTTGGTTTTGTTTATATGTATCACATATATCTTTAGCATTACACCAACGGCATCCGTCTTTACTATAGTTATATGTGGGTATTTCTTCAAAGCAAGCCTCGGCTGCTGGCTTCAAAACTGTGTCACCCCAATGCAGCAAATTAAGTGCTGATATAGAGTATGTTCTTATTGTTCCTTGTTGATGCCAACCTCTTGGTTGTACGATAGTCATTAAAACTTCGCAATCATCATTTATATATCTTTCTAATGCTCCTAGTGCATATATTCTCATTTGGGGACTATCTGCCTCATGTACCATTCTTCCAGTTTTTAAATCAACTATCTCTATAACATCTTTACCAATCAAGATCGCATCTGCTGTTCCCCAAATATGCTCATGCAGATTGGCCAACGATACCTTCTCTTCAATTAATGGTCTTTTAATGTCTAACTCTTGTACTCTTTGGTCTATGTAATCTACATAATCATTAGCACAATCAATCATGTCTTGGTCAACTGTGATGTCGAAGTCTTCTACATGATGTGTAGTACCAAGATAATATTCTTCTATGGTTAAGTTATTTAACCTACCTTTAAGTAGTGTCTCTACCATTTCGTGAATCAACGTACCAGTAGCAGCGGGTATGCCTACCTTGTATTCTACGTTTGCGCTTGCAAGTAATTGTGGCATACCTGGACATGCCATCCATATCTTTGCAGATGACGGACTTAACTTAGCGTGTGCCATTTACAGAAATATAAGAGTCTTGTTCCATTCTTTTCACATCATCAAGATCGTATTTAATCTTGCCACCAATTTTGAAATAGCTTGGGCCTTGGCCTCTATACCTTCTATTGTCAATTGTTTTCTTGCTGACTCCCCATCTATCTGCTAGTTCGTCAACCTCTATGGTGTTTGATATGTCAAAATTCTTTTCTAATATTTCCATAAATTTCCCTTTTATTAATATTTTTGTTTATAATAAACCAATATTACTAATTTACAAGTGATATATTAATAAAAAAGTGGAGAAATTTTATGAATAAAACTATATATGCACATACAGATATAGGCGATGAGAAGGAATGGGATCAAGCAATAGACAAGCTTGCAACCAATAACCAAGTAGCTGGAACACACTACAAGCAATCTAGAATACAGCCGATAGACTATATATACGCTAATAATTTGTCATATAACCTGGGTAGTTGTCTGAAGTACATAACCAGAAGTAAAGGCGAGAAGAGTGATAGAGTGACTGACTTATTAAAAGCCAAACACTTTATAGATCTTGAGTTACAAATGGTACATGGTGTAGACGCAAAGGGTAATGACATTGGTAAATATTCTGTAGAAGTTTCTCTTGATTAATGAGGTAACTATGAACTTATATGAGTTTGACGATCCAATTCTTAAAGAAAGAAACGGAAGAAAACCAATATATGTAAACAAACATCTTGCTAAAAAGTTTAAGGATTTTTGTGAGAGCGAGCAGAAAGAACCACATAAGGTGGCTGAGTATCTAATATCTTTAGGTATGAACTCTGTTGAGCATTACGAAGATCCTATGGTGTCTGTTGACATTGAAGCTCTTTAAATAGATCTTCTGTATTTTGCAACGAATCTGTTGCTTGGATATCTTTGTCTTCAACGGTTATCTGTCCTTTACCACAAGGGAAAGCAAATAAAACCTTTTGACAATTTAATGCTACCAAAGCATACACATCTATATCACCTTTCTTATAAAACCTATTTCTAGAATGAGAACCACAACGCAAATCAAACCGCCAGTTCTTTCTGGCTTTCTCTATTTGTTTTTGTGTTTTGACCTGGCACTTATAAAGAGTGTGTCCAACCTCAAAGATGATGTCGGCTTTAGATCCGTGTGGCATCACAGTAACGGTGTCCGAAAAAGCAGAAAGCACCGAGGCTACTAAATATTCTCCAGATCGGCCAACTCTTTCTGATTGGCGAGACATGTGGTTATTGGGTTTGCCTTTCTATTATTTTTCTTAAATTTTTAGACAACCTGTTATATTGTATTTTTGCAAATCTAGCTGGATCTTCTGCTTGCGCAAATGGTTTTGTTTCTTTTCTAACTTCTTTTAGTATTTCTCGCATAGCCAATTCTTTTGTTGGATTGTCGAAAGATTGATATTTTGGTGATACAACGGCCCTACTAATAACATTTTCTACAACTGGTCCCATGTATTTAGCTAATAATTGATCTGCTTGTGGATTACCAGTATATGGAAGAACATCTCTTCTTTTTAAACCAAGTCTGTCTATTTCTTTTTCAGCAATATTTTTTTGCTGTCTTACTGTTACTCCAGTAAGCTGTCTTGTTATAGGTCCTGGCAAATTTATATTACTTAATGGTAAGCGTACTGTTTCTGGTCTACCAGGGGCAGCTGCTCTTGTTGGGGATTCAAGCTCTGGTAACTGTTCTTGTGCTATAGGTATGCTTCTTTGCAGTTGTTGTGCTATGTCTGGTATTATTTGTCCAGTTGGTTCTGTTGTCCTAAATGTTTGTTGTTGATCAATAAAATCATTAAACATTCTAAAAGGAGTTAAAAACCCACCAAGAACATCTGAACCAAACCTAGCCATCGCTTTGTTTATTTTTTCTTCGCTATCTATACCGCTTATATCATTAATAATATTATCAACTAATGCTAGTCCCGTTCCACCCCTAAACTGCGCACCAGATAGGCCTTGTATGATGTCTTTAGCATCGGGAGGTATTCTTCCTTGCTCAGACCTAACTACAAAATCTGCAACTAATAAATATGGCGTTAATGGAAAATATGGTCTTGCATCAATAGTTGTCCCGTCCGTTCCTTTCAATTCATACCACTTTTCACCGCCAAAACCTTCTCTTTTTGCCTCAATAGCACCCATTAATAAAGCACTACCAAGCATAGATTTACTAAAAACTCCCATGTCACCAGCAGCAACTTTAGATCTTTCTTTTGCGCTTAATAAAGACAAAGGCCCGAGTGGACTATGTTTAAATTGGAATTCCATAGCGTTAGTCATAAATCTTGCAAATGGAAATACCGCCGTAGTTACGAATGGTACGGAGTTAGCAAAATTTACAAAAGCTTTACCAAAATCATTTTCTGGATCTTTTGCATATGTAAAAGACAAAGACTCATCAACGGCTGCAGATACATCGTCTTGTGTAATTTTAGACATGTCATTATTCTTTACAGCTTCTTTTAAATTAACGCCCTTTTTCTTTAAAGTTTTGTCTAAAGTAGCAGCAAACATTCCTCTTCTGTAATAATATTCCTGCATCCTATTTAATGTATTTAAACCATCAGTTATTTTTTGTGCAGTTTTAAATTTTTTAGCTTTTGTTGCATCAGCAACCTCAGAAGCATAATTAGTAAATAGTCTATCTTTTTCTTTTACAAAATATTTTGTTACAAAATCTGTTGCATCTTTTGCAAACCTTTTATCTCTTGTTAAATTCATTAATAAACCAAATGATTGGTTATAATCTACAGGTGTTTCTTCTTTTCCAAACAATCTTTTTATTGGATTGAAGGTTGCATTCAAGGCATTATCCATAACATCAGTTAAAGTATTAACACCAACCCTGCCTATTTGTGCTGTAAAGTTACGCATGGAAGTAGCAATTTGACTTACTAGTAATCCTCTTCTGGTATTATCTAAATCTCTTAAACCTTTTATTGTTGCCGCACCCCAACTATCTTTTGTTGCAACGCCTGATATCTCTTGACCAATTTCATTAAGCCTTTTTTCTGCAACACTAAATCTTGCAAGTTTTTTACCAGCATCAGAAGCATTAATTTTTAAAAATTGCGAAAATTCTAAAAGATCAATTTTGTTTCTTTTTAACACATCAGTAAAAACATCTTTGTATTGTGGCGATGTTTTAGATAATTGTATTGCGTCTAATATTTGATCTGATATTTGCACATTTGGGTCTCTTGGTATGTTAAGTTCATTTAATATATCAACAGCAGTATCTACTGTTTTTTTATTTAACCCTACTGTAAGTTCTGGTTGTATATCTTCAGTAACAATACCAACTTTACCCCTAGCCTCTTCACCAAGCGCTTTTGAGAATGGTTGTATTTCTGGTTGTATTTCTTTTTTTGCTTGTTGGATAGTAGTTTCTGTATCAATAATAGATGGCTTTTCTTTTTCAATTGTTTGTTTTGCAAGATCTTCTGCTTCTACCTGTTGCAATTTATCAGCAACCCTTTTACTACCTAACGCTCCAGTTGCGCCACCTAATGTAGCTCCTGCAAGCGCTCCTATGGTAGCTGCTTTAGCAGATTGTCCAATATCAAATCTTTCTTGTTGTCCTGCTTGTATTCTTGCTGATTGTCTAAAAGCATTATCTGTTGCTGTATATGCTCCAGCTTCTATAGCACCAATCTTTGCGCCTTGTTTTAAACCAGCTTTAGTTGCCTGTTTAACTCCTTCTTTAATACCTTGCTTTAATGCTTGCGCACCTGCTGTTGCTGCACCAAATGTTCCTATGCCAACATATGTTGATGGATCAGATAGTATTCCTGTAGCTGCTCTGCCAAATCCAGCTATGCTTGGAGCTTTTTCATCATACATATCCATTAATGTAACAAAATCTTTTTTTTGTTCATCTGTAGCTGTGTTCAATTGCGCAGCCTCGAGGCCCATTTTTGGTAAATTATAATTAAACCATCCCATATACCTTAAACCATAGTTAGCATATTGCTCATCAGAATCTAATTCTGGAGCATCATCACCTTCATTCAATCTATATACTTTTTTTGATGATTCAATCCATGTAGGATCTTGTTTTAAATCAGATTCGGTTAATTTTGTATCTTTTGGCTTAGCAATTTGTTGCTCTTGTTCTGTTAAAACTTGTTTTTGACTAGAGAATATTTCTAACGCTTCTTCTTGTGTTGGTTGTCTGTTAGCGGTTACTTTTAAAGCTTTACCAGTTTCAGGATCTGTTAATTGATATACAGGCATAACATTTTAGCCTTCTTCTATTTGTGTAATTTTAATAGGTGTTCTCTGTTTTGATTCTCCACCAAAGTCCCCTCCTAAAATTTGTGACAGGATAGATTCTGCATCTTCTTTTCTTATAAAATTATCATATATAAGTTTTTCGTAGGGGGTTAATTCTTCAATATCACCTTTAAGATCTTTAAGTCTCTGTAAAACTGATAACTCTTCTTGTTTTATAGCTTCTGTTGCTTTTACTTTGGCTGGTTGTTTTGCTTTTTGTCTTTCTAATGCTCTCATAGCAATATCTCTTCCTCCAAAAGCGTCACTTAGCATTAACAACATTTCACCGATACCTTGATTTCTTGCTTGCAGTTTTTGTTTATTATAAATATTTAATTGTTCTGGTGTTAATAATTCTTGCGGAGCTTCTTGGAAACCGCCAAGCCTAGCAAACATGTTACCAGCTTTTGAATATTTTCTTAAAGCCACAGGATCTTGCAAAACCTTTTCTTCTTCTTGTTTTGTTATTGGACTTTCTATGCTTTCTGCTTTAAATGCTTCTTGTATTTGTTCTAGTGGTTGCTCAACAGTAGGCGCTGGTGTTACAGGCGCTTGAGTCAAAAGACTTTGTTCGGTTAAGGTTGGTTTGGATTGTGGCAAATTATAACCACCAGCCATGGGAAAAGATACGTTTAGTGGAGTAAATGTTTTACCCACAGTTTGTTCTTGTTCTTGTTGTTCCACAGGTATTGTTCTTCCCTTACCATAGGCCATGTACATTTTTGCTAATTCATTTGCCATTATTATGCCCCTCACCTGTTAAATTAAACAAACCTCCAATTGCTAAACCTCCAGCTAACCCAAGCCTCCTTTGTTTTGCAATTGCTTGATCGTATTCCTTTTGTGTTAAGGGTGTTTTTGGTTTTCCTATTCTCATAATACTTACAAAGCTCCGTAATTAACCATGTAATAACCATCAGCGTGTTTGGTAACCGCCTCTGGCATATATTTTATTATTTCTTGTGCTATCACACCTGTTGTTGGACTGTTCACACCAAGTTCTTTGGCCCTGTCATTCCAGTCCCATGTATATAGGTTGTGTCCATTTTTAGACTTACCAATTTTCTTTATGTTTTCTTTTAATCTTTCGTCTGATGCTGCTGGTGCTACAGTTGCTGGGTTAAAGAAACCTCCAGTTGCCAAGGCTCCTGCTAACCCAAGACCTCCTGACAATATATCACCAAAACCTGTTTCCTGTTGTGTTGTTTGTGTCTGACCAACCAATGATGGCATGCCTTGCACTCCTTGTCCTAGCAATCCTAGTTGATATGCTGGGTATTGTTGTTCTCTCATAAACTCGCTGAAGTCAAAGTCTCTTTGTGCTTGTCCCAATCCTCTAGATAAACCACCGTAACCACCAAGTAATCCTAGTGCTTGCGTTTGTCCGCCTAGTAAGCCACTTAATAAACCAGCTTGTTGTTGTCTGCCTCTGAGTTCTAATTCTGGTGCAAGCATAGCCATCTGTTGTTGTCTTGCTATGTCAGACTCAGCAGCTCTTTGCGCTTGCTCAAATCCTGACTGTCGTAAACCTGCAACTGTTCTAGCTTCTTGTTCTTGTAATGGTCTTAATGCTTCTTGCTCGTATATAGTTCCTCTTGATCCACCAAATGCACCAGATCGCATTGCCACATCTTGTGCTTGCTGTTGTTGTAAGTCTCTACGCCTAGCAAAGTCTTGTTCTGTTAGATCTATAACTTGTTGTTGATAAGGTGACTGATACGCGCCAAGATCTACATCTAATAAAGATTGGACATCGCCTAACTGTGGAGCTTGTTGACCAGCTAATTGTTGTAACTGTCCAGTAGGATCAAATCCACCAAATGCACTACCAAATAAACCCTGTATGCCTGCGCCCATTTGGAGTTCTTCTGGAGATAACCCAGCTATTCTATCGCCAGTATATCCTTGGAATGGCATATCAGCTGCTTCTTGCGCTCTAGCTAAATAATCTTGATAGGCCTGTTTCTGCCAATCTGGTAGCGTTGCTTCTTGTGTAGTTGTTTTTGTTCCTTTACTCATAAATCTTTTCTAATTAAATGTTCTGTTACAAATCCAAGATGTTTAAGCTTTCTTGTCCATCCTTTTCTGCCACCACCGTAAAGCCTTTTGACTCCACATTTCTTTGCGTA